GCTGGCCTTGGCCGCAGGCATGCTGCCGGTTGAGTATCGTCAGCTGACGCAGTTCGACCCCATCGCCAGCTATGCCGAGATGAAGGGTCGCGCCGACGGCGAGCAGGAGATGGCGACCACCATCTACACGGCGGCGCGTGAGGGCGACGCCAACGCGGCCATGAACATGCTGCGCTACAGCCACGGCTGGGTTGCGAAACAGGCCGTCGAGGTGACCATCGACCAGAAGATCTCCATCACGGCGGCACTTGAAGAGGCGCAGCGCAGGGTCATCGACCTAGTCGCGGAAGAGGTACACAGTCTTGCAGACGCCACAGTACAGCGCTGAGGACGAGCAAGCGCTTATGGCGTCCCTGTGGACGCCCGCGCTCAAGAACGACCCGCTCAAGTTCGTGATGTGGCTGTTCCCGTGGGGGCAGAAGAACACGCCGCTGGAGAACTTCGCAGGCCCGCGCAAGTGGCAGCGCGAGGTGCTGAAGGAACTGGCCGACCACATCCGCGACAACGACGGCCGCATCAACTTTGAGACGCTGCGCATGGCGGTGTCATCCGGGCGCGGCATCGGCAAGTCGGCGCTCGTCAGTTGGCTGGTCATCTGGATGCTGACCACCCGCATCGGCAGCACCACCATCGTGTCGGCCAACAGCGAGACGCAGCTCCGCGCCGTCACCTGGGCCGAGATTACCAAGTGGCTGGCCTTGGCATTGAACAGCCACTGGTTCGAGGTGAGTGCGACGCGCGTGATGCCCGCCAAGTGGCTCACCGAACTGGTCGAGCGCGACCTGAAGAAGGGCACGCGCTACTGGGGCGTCGAGGGCCGGCTGTGGTCCGAGGAGAACCCGGACGCCTACGCGGGCGTGCACAACTTCGACGGCGTGATGCTGATCTTCGACGAGGCCAGCGGCATCGCGGATCCGATCTGGGCGGTGTCAGCGGGCTTCTTTACGGAGAACACGCCCAACCGCTTCTGGCTGGCATTCTCGAACCCCCGCCGTAATACCGGGTACTTCTACGAGGCGTTCAACGCCAAGCGGGACTTTTGGCGCAACAAGGTGGTCGATGCCCGGTCGGTCGAAGGAACGGACAAGGCAGTCTATGAGCAGATCATCCAGGAGTACGGTCCTGACAGCGTTCAGGCGCACGTCGAGGTCTACGGTGAGTTTCCGAGCGCTGGAGATGACCAGTTCATCCCCGTTTATCTCGTTGACGACGCCTTCGGGCGCCCGCGCTACAAGGACGCTACCGCCCCTATCATCATCGGCGTCGATCCGGCCCGGTTCGGGGCGGACGCGACGGTCATCGCCGTCCGGCAGGGACGCGACCTGAACGCCATCAAGCGCTACAGGGGCGACGACACGATGGAGATCGTCGGGCGCGTGATCGAGGCCATCGAGGAGTACAACCCGGCACTCGTCGTGATCGACGAGGGGGGCCTGGGCGCCGGCGTCGTGGACCGTCTGAAGGAGCAGCGCTACAAGATCAAGGGCGTCAACTTCGGGAACAAGTCAGTGAAGCCCATCATGTACGGCAACAAGCGGGCCGAGATGTGGGGCCTCATGCGTGACTGGCTCAAGACGGCGTCGATACCGGCGGACAAGCTGCTGAAGTCCGACCTGACGTCGCCCAAGATGAAGCCGGACAGCAAGGGGACGATCTTTCTGGAGGGCAAGAAGGAGATGAAGGCACGCGGGCTGGCCTCACCCGACGCTGCCGACGCCATCGCGGTGACCTTCGCGTACCCTGTCGGCAGCCGGACGCCAACCGTTGACAAGCAGCCGAGGCGGTCGTATGGTCGGTCTGGCGTTTTAACGAGTTGGATGGGCAGCTAATGGCTCGCAAGGGCGTGTCATTGTCAGTAGGACGGGGCGAAAAGCTACCCGTCTCTAAAGGTGCTGGCCTCACCGCCAAGGGCCGCGCCCGCTACAACCGCGCCACAGGCTCCAAACTGAAGGCCCCGGCGCCCAACCCCAAGACCGCCGCCGACAAGGGCCGCAAGGCCAGCTTTTGCGCCAGAATGGGCGGTGTTGTGGCCAAGTCCAAGAACGCCGAGCGCGCAAAAGCCTCAATGAGAAGGTGGAATTGCTCATGAAATCGGGCCTGTACGCCAACATTCACGCCAAGAAGGCCCGCATTGCCGCCGGATCGGGCGAAAAGATGCGCAAACCGGGCACCAAGGGCGCTCCGACCGCTGCGGCCTTCCGCAAGTCAGCCAAAACACGGAAAAAGTGACATGCCGCTGGTAAAATCAGCCTCAAAAGGGGCATTTAGGGCCAATTTGAAGGCCGAAATTGCAGCTAAACGCCCGCTAAAACAGGCGGTTGCAATCGCGTATTCCGTCAAGCGCAAGGCACAGGGAAAGAAAAATGGTTAGGAAAGCACTGCCCACACCGTCCAAAAAATTTCGGTCTTCACAACCCATGAAGATGCCGACGCCAACCAAGCTACCCACCGTTGTAAACCCGCCGGCTAAGGGGAAGTCTCGTTCACCCAAATCTGCGACGCTTTCACCTGCTGAGTTAGCCATAATCGTCAAAGGAAATGCTAACCGAACAACACCGAAACTTGGCGGCGAACTGCCCGCCTTCAAGACGACGACGGCCGCAAAACCGCGCAAGACTATGTCTTCTCCGAACTTTAGGTCCACAGGCACACCCGGCGCGACAAACTACGTGCAGCGGTCACCGCGCGTCAGCACCGGCACGCCGGGCACAAGTACGTTCGTGCAGCGCACGCCTGGCGGCGCCCACCAGCGCAAGCCGAGTGCCGCTGGCGTTGGCATGGGGCGTGTTCTGGGCACCATCCGCGCCAAACTCACCGCGCCGCGCAAGCCGGCCAAGTAAAGGATCACGACAATGGCTAAGGATAAATCTACTTCAGGACGCGGCATGATGTCGATGCCGGGCACGGCTACGAAAGTTCGGGCCGACCGCTACCGGACAAGCTACGCGCCGGGCGACTATGCAAAATCTCGTCAGCCTGTGGTTAACTCTAGCATGATCTCGCTTCCTGGCACGGCTATGAAAATGCTTGGCCAGAAGTTTTCGACCAAGTACACCCCCGGATCTTATGCCACCTACCGCAAGGGGCTGGCCGCCAAGAAGCCCGCGACGGTCGTCAGCAATGTGACCAGCGAGAAGCTGTCGCCGACCCCGGCTAAAGCCAAGGCGCCCGCCACCAAGGCCGTAAGCATGCGCACGGGCGACACGACCGGCGTCGCCACCGGCAAGACGACGGGCACCGTGTCCCGCACGCCGGGCATGGCGACCAAGACCAAGCAGTCGGCCTACGGCCGCCAGATGGCCAACGCTGCTCGCAACCAGCCCGCAGGCCCCACGGGCGGCGGCGGCGGTCGTATGGGCGGCGGCGGCATTGGCCCCAGCCGTTCAGGCGGCGGCGGTAACTTGGGTGGTGCCCGTGGTCGTATCAGCGAACCAGGCGGTTCAAAGAGGTAAGTATATTGGCTGACGACGGCATCATCGGCGCGGCGCAGGTCGCCAACGGCGGGTCGGACAAGTCCGACCTGCTCGCCACCATGCGCTCGCGTTTCACGATGGCGCTCGCTGCCTACAGCGAAAGCCGCGAGGATGAACTGGATGACCTCCGGTTCATGGCGGGTTCGCCTGACAACCAGTGGCAGTGGCCGGCCGACGTGCTGGCGACGCGCGGGTCCGTGCAGGGGCAGACGATCAACGCGCGGCCCTGCCTGACCATCAACAAGCTGCCGCAGCACGTCCGGCAGGTGACCAACGAGCAGCGCCAGAACAGGCCGTCGCCCAAGGTCATCCCGGCCGACGACAACGCCGACGTGGCCGTGGCCGAGGTGTTCGACGGCATCATCCGGCACATCGAGTACATGTCCGACGCCGACGTGGCCTACGACACCGCCTGCGACAACCAGGTGGTCTACGGCGAGGGCTACATCCGCATCCTCACCGAGTACACCCGCGACGACAGCTTCGATCAGGACCTGAAGATCGGACGCATCCGCAACTCGTTCAGCGTCTACATGGACCCAACGATCCAAGATCCGTGCGGGTCCGACGCCAAGTGGTGCTTCATCACCGAAGACCTGCTGAAGGCCGAGTACGAGCGCCAGTTCCCCGACGCACAGCCGATCAGTTCGATCTTGGCGCGCGGCATCGGTGATCAGGCCCTCAGCATGTGGCTGAGCGAGAACACTATCCGCATTGCGGAGTATTTCTACGTAGACTACGTGCCGTCCACCCTGAACTTGTACCCCGGCAACATCACGATGTTCGACGGCACGCCGCAGGACGCCAAGCTGCGCGCCATGTTCGGACAACCGCTGCGCTCGCGCAAGGCCGACCGCAAGCGGGTGATGTGGCTCAAGACCAACGGCTACGAGGTGCTGGAAGAGCGCGAGTGGGCGGGCAAGTGGATCCCGGTCGTGCGCGTCGTCGGCAATGAGTTCGAGGTCGATGGCCGCATGTTCGTGTCGGGCCTTGTGCGCAACGCCAAGGACGCCCAGCGCATGTACAACTACTGGGTCAGCCAGGAAGCCGAGATGCTGGCTCTGGCGCCCAAGGCCCCGTTCATTGGCTATGGCGGCCAGTTTGAAGGCTACGAGATGCAGTGGAAGACGGCCA